ATGGGGAACTTAATGACAAAAGCTATTTCAGAAGTTATTACAGATCGTTTAAAGAAAGCAGGAAAACGTTTCCATGCTAATGATAACATTAGTGATTATATTAATGATAAAGAGAGAGATCTACTAGTAGACGAGCTTCAAGAGAAGTTCGAGCAAGTATTAAAGTCTCTAGTTATTGATACAGAAACAGATCCTAATTCTAACGGTACAGCTAGACGTCTAGCTAAGATGTATGTATTTGAGACTATGAAGGGTAGATATTATCCTCAGCCTGATGTAGCATCGTTTCCTAATGATGGTTCTCATGGTACTAATCCTTATACTGGGATGGTTGTTGTACGATCAGAAATTAAGTCTATATGCTCTCATCACCATCAGCCAGTAACTGGTGTAGCTTATATTGGTGTAATTCCTTCTACACATATTATTGGTCTGTCAAAGTATACTCGTATTGCTCAGCATATTGCTCGTAGAGGTTCATTACAAGAAGAGCTTACTGGTGAAATTTGTACTGCTATCATGAAAGCTACTAAGTCAAACAGTGTTGCTGTTTATACTGAATTAAACCATGGTTGTTGTACTAACAGAGGTATTTCAGTTCATTCTTCATTGACTCAGTGTACAGTACTACAGGGTATGTTTAATGATTCTGGAGTAAAGAATGAGTTCTTTGACAATATTAAGCTTCAAAAATCAATTAAGGAGTAATTTGGTATGAGAGTAGCACATGAAAGTCCTTTATGTATCTTTGATTATGTTCAGCAGGTAACTGATTATGATTATGCTCTCGTGCATTTGTTTGAGCAATCTGATCAATACTTTCAGAAATTTCAAGATAGTATTGCTAAAGGTAGAGAAGTTATTCTAGATAATTCTATCTTTGAACTAGGTGAAGCATTTGATCATGATCGATACTATTATTGGATTATGCGATTGCAACCACAATGGTATATTATTCCTGACGTTCTAGAGGATTGCCAAGGTACTATCAATTCGATGGATAACTGGTTCTCTAAGTACAGTGTTCCTTCTCATATTAAATCTATTGGTGTTGTACAAGGTAAACAGTATAAAGAGATTAAGGAATGCTATAAGAGTATCAATAATAGAGTTGATAAAGTAGCTATATCATTTGATTATTCTTATTTTATTAAACCTGATTCTAAGAATAAGTATGAGGATTATATGTCTGGGCGTCAGAGCTTAATCGACCAGCTTTACTTTGATCATGTAATTAATTTCAAAAAACCTCATCATCTTCTTGGTTGTTCATTACCTCAAGAGTTTAAGCATTATCAGCGTAATCAGTATAGTTTTATTGATACAGTAGATACATCTAATCCAGTAGTTGCTGGTCTTAATGGTGTAGTGTATAATATTGATGGTCTCGAGACTAAGAATCCAACTAAGCTTGTTGATTATATGTTTATTGATGTTGTTACAGGTAGTAATCTAATGAAAATTGGCTATAATATTGGGCGGTTTAAAGAGTTCTGCAAATGCACTGGGTAGCTCTTTTTAGTCAAACAGGATCAGAAATTAATAGGCTAGCGAGAGAATTAGGTCGCTGGCCTAATGAAATATATACAAACAATCTTAAAGTAGAAGAATGGAAAGATAATATCAATCCATGGTTTGTAGATGAGCACATAAGCAATATAGATTCTATCAATAATATGTTACGTGAACGAAAAGATCTATTCATAACTCTCCATGGATATCTTCGAATTGTACCTTCTGATATCTGCTATAGACATAATATCTACAATGGTCATCCTGGATTAATAACTTTGTATCCAGAACTTAAAGGTAAAGACCCACAAGAAAAATTGTTTGAAAGATTAAATTGGTATCCTCATATTGGTTCTGTAGTTCACAAATGTACTCCTGAATTGGATGGAGGAGATGTTGTTTCTTGGTGTCAAGTAAATAACAGTTGCAAAACTCGCGAAGATGTATATAATACACTTAAAGATACATCTTTATTAGCATGGAAACTTTTTCTTAAAGGAAAACTAAATGAGTGAAGAAAATATTAGGCCATCTCACTATAAAGCTGAAGGACAGAAGTATGAATGTATAGATGTTATTGAAGATTTATGTAAGTATTCAAAAAACGATAGGTTTACTGATTATAATAGGTTTCAAGCATTCAAGTACATCTGGCGAGCAGGTAATAAAGATAGTATTATAAAGGATCTAACGAAAGCCAGGACGTTTATTGATTTTGCAATTCAGTATGAGGAAAGTAAGATAAATGACTAATATTAACGATATTGCATCAGTCCATCTTGGTAAAGCTGGTGATGGTACTGTAGTAAAACCATATGTAACACCTGATAATATTGATCCATCACTTCTTGTTGGTATTCCTCGAGTATTGAATCGTAAGCAGTATAAAATTGATTCAAATAATTTACCATTTGAAGGTCTAGATAACTGGAATTGTTATGAATTCTCTACACTGATGAATAATGGTTTTCCTATTTCAGGTGTTCTAAGAGTTATCTATCCAGCTAATTCACCTAATATTGTAGAGTCAAAATCACTGAAGCTATATCTAAACTCATATAATATGAATCGTTCTGGTGTTGGTTATTATGATTGTATTGATTTTGTAGAGAAAAAGGTGCAAGAAGATCTAGAAAATGTTATTGGGTCACCTGTTAGTGTTGGTTTTCTAAAACCAGGGTGTGCTACAATTGATCCGTTCAATAATGTATTCTTTAAATCAGTTGAAGAAAGTGTTGATATTACCAATATGACTTTTGATTCATATGAAGAAGATGAATACATTCTCAAGCTATGGGGTGAAGGTAATATCCATACAAAGTTTCTTCATTCATATTCTCTGAGGTCTAATTGCAGAGTAACTAATCAACCTGACTGGGGTGATGTGTTTATGTACTATAAAGGTACAAGAAGCTTAACTGAAGAATCATTCCTCAAATATATTGTTTCAATGCGCAAGGAGAATCATTTTCACGAAGAGATTTGTGAGTTGATTTATAAGCGATTGTATGATATACTAAACCCTGAGGAGTTGTTTGTAGCGTGCTTGTATACCAGAAGAGGTGGTATTGATATTAATCCTGTACGAGCAAGTAATAGTAAGTTACTATTGACTATTGCATACCATCTAAACAATCCTTATGTGCTTAATACTAAAACGATGAGGCAATAATATGAAAGTAGGTAAGATTCTTAAAACTCTTCCAGATACTGGAGGAGCTATTGTTGTTCTGTCAGGTGGTATGGATTCCACTGTTGCTATGCGACTAGCAGTAGAACGTTATGGTAAAGATAATGTTCGTGCACTTACTTTCTTTTATGGCCAAAAGCAAGCTCTTGAGATTGAGTGTGCTAAATTTTCATCTACAAGACTTGGAGTAAAGCATAAAGTGCTTGATCTAAGTATTCTAGGAGAGATTGGTCAAGGATTCTCAGCTAATCTAGATAAAAATATCTCTATGCCAACTATTAAAGATATTCTTGGTAATCCTAGACCTGCTACATATGTACCTAATCGTAATATGATTCTAATGTCAATTGCAGCTGCTTATGCTGAAGTAGAAAATATTTCTACTATTATAATGGGGTTGCAAGCAACTGATATGTATAACTATCATGATACAACACCTCAGTTTGTTGAGAAGATTAATAATGTACTGAACGAGAATCGTATTATCAAGATCTCTGTATCAGCACCATTTTCATTCATGTCAAAACGAGATGAGATTAATGCACTAATCGAGCTAGATGGAGATTGTAATCTTTTAGCTAATACTCTCACTTGCTATAATCCATCACATGATGGTAAGTCCTGTGGTAAATGTCCTTCTTGCAGTGAACGTATCAAAGCCTTTATTGATTGTAAGATCAAAGATCCAGTTGAATACCAGATCGATATTAATTGGGAGAAATATTTTGTGTAGCATTGTAGGTTCATTTGATAGAGAAACTATCGTTAAACTAGCTAAGATTAATGGTTATAGAGGTCAGTTTTCATGGTCTATCACTATGATAGATCCTATGACTAACTATTGTGTAACTGAGAAAGGTTTAGGAGAACTGCCTTTAGATAAGATCAGAATACCAGAGACTTGCTATTGTGTTGTACATCAGCAAGCTCCTACTACACAATCGTTAATTCAAGAATCTATTCACCCTGCTCAGATTGATGGTGATATGTTATGGCATAATGGTATTCTCAAAACTATGACTATTGAGAAATTACAAGCAATGTATAGGACGACATGTGAATGGGATACAAAGCTTCTGTTAAAACATTTTATTCATACAGATAATCTTGATGATATAGATGGTTCATTTGCATGTATTGCAAAGAAAGATAACGAGCTATATGTTTTTCGAAATGACATAGCACCTCTGTTCGTAGATGCTAAATATACTATATCATCTACAGCCTTTAATGGTGGTAAAACACTACAATCTAACTGGCTGTTTAAGTTTGATTTGATTGATGGGTTACAACCCTATAAACAGTTTAAGACAGTTGACAATCCTTATTTTATGGAGATATAATGTTACATATTGCGAGTAAAAATTCTAGTTCCTCTCTCACATCTATAGCAGAAGATGATATCCAGCCAAATGCATGCGATCTAAGACTCAAGAAGGTGTTTCGTATTATGAACAACACCTTCTATCTTTCTAATAACCATAAACAACATCGTGGTTCTTATGAAATAATGCCAGATGCTTTTGGTAAATGGTGCTTGATTCCTGGTAGTTATGAGATTATTATGAGTGGTGATATCCAGATGGGGCCCGATGAAGCAGGTTGGGTTATTCCTCGATCTTCTCTCAATCGTAACGGTATCTTTATTACTACAGGGCTATATGACTCTGGTTATAAGGGTCCTATGGCAGCTTGTATGCACGTAACATGTGGTGATTTTGAAATTGAAATTGATACTAGAATTGCTCAGTTTCTATTATTCAAGGCAGAATCTCTTCATCAATATAATGGTCAGTATGGTTATAATGCTGATGGTTCTAAGAAGCAAGAACAAGACAAATTTAGTTATTGAGGTGAATAATGGAAATTAATATACCAGTTAGTGAATTAAAGAAGCGTAAGCTATTTCTAGCAGCTCCTATGTATGGAGGAATCTGCGCGGGAATGTTTGCTAAATCAGTAGCTGATCTATCTGCAATGTGTGTGCAGTATGGTGTTGGTCTACAGATGTACTTTCTATTCAATGAATCTCTCATTACCAGAGCTAGAAATTATTGTTGTGATGAGTTCATTCGTTCAGATTGTACTCATATGATGTTTGTTGACTCTGATATTGGATTTAACCCTCAGGATATTATTGCTCTACTTGCATTGCAGTCTGATGATTCCCCTTACGATATTATCGGTGGACCTTATCCTAAAAAGTGTATATCATGGGAGAAGATCAAGCTAGCTGTTGATAAAGGCTTTGCTGATGAAGATCCTAATGTACTAGACAGATACGTTGGTGATTATGTGTTTAATCCAAAAGGAGGGCAGACTCAAATTCCTCTAGGTCAACCAGTAGAAGTACTAGAGATTGGTACTGGATTTATGATGATTCGAAAGAATACATTTAAAGTATTCCAGGAAAAGTTTCCAATGTATATGTATAAACCTGACCATGTACGTACAGAGCATTTTGATGGGTCTCGTGAGATTATGCAGTTCTTCCAAGCTGAAATTGACTCAAAGTCAAAGCGATATCTATCAGAAGATTATTGGTTCTGCCAGAAAGTGCAAGAAGCAGGGCTTAGAACATGGTTATGTCCATGGATGAAACTACAGCATGTTGGATCATATATCTTTGGTGGTTCACTAGTAGATCTTGCTCAGCTAGGTGCTTCTGCAACAGCAGATGCTGATCTACTAAAGAAGAACAGAGATAAATCAAAGAAGAAATGAGATTGAGGTTATATAATGAAACTTGATGAAAAGACTATTAACATTTTAAATAATTTTCAAACTATCAATACAGCAATAGTTGTTAATCCAGGTAATATACTCAGTACTATATCTGAATCTGAAACTATTATTGCTAGAGCAGTAGTACCTGATACATTTGAAAAACAGTTTGCTATTTACGATTTACCTAAATTTTTGGCTATTTTATCTCTTTCTAAGGAGAATGATATTGAATTTCATGACGAATATTTAATTATCAAGCAAAGCAACAGCAAGGTAAAGTATAGATATGCTCATCCTGATAATATCAAAGTACCTCCTGCTACTATTAAGTCATATAAAAGTTACTGTCAGTTTAGATTACCTTATTCATTATTGCAAAATACACTGAAGGCTATACAGATCTTAAAATATACAGAGTTAGCTATTCAGGGTGAAAATGGTAAATTGTATATTTCAGCTATTAAATCAAATGATGGTGAAGCTACATCTTACTCAACAGAAATAGGTGAAACTGATAAGACATTTAACTGTATTATTGAAGCAGATAAGTTAAAGTTGATTAATGTTGATTATGATATTACAATATCTGACAATGGAGCAGTAAATTTTAAGAGTGATACAGTAGAATATTTGATTGCTATGAACGGCAAATCAACTTTTGAAACCTAATTATAGGATTATATTATGAATAACGTGGATCATTTTCTTTGGGTGGAGAAATACCGTCCAAAGACAGTACAAGATACAATTCTCCCTACTGATCTAAAAACAATGTTTCAACAGTTTGTTGATACTGGATCAGTTCCTAATCTTCTTCTTTGTGGTGGACCTGGTTGCGGTAAAACTACTGTTGCCAGAGCCATTCTAGAAGAGCTAGGATACAATTATATTATCATTAACGGTTCATTAAATGCAAATATTGATCTTCTAAGAAATGATATCAAAGAATTTGCTTCTGCTGTATCGTTCAATAATAAACGTAAGTTTGTCATTCTAGATGAGGCTGATTATCTAAACCACCATATTCAACCAGCTCTTCGTAACTTTATTGAAGAATTCTCTAAGACATGTGGATTTATCTTCACATGTAATTTTAAGAATAAGATTATGGAGCCTCTTCATTCAAGATGCTCTGTTGTTGAGTTTAAGTTTCATAAGAAAGGTGCTGCTGAGGTAGCTAAGCAAATCTTCTTAAGAGTACTTGAAATTCTTGATAAGGAAAATATCAAGTATGATAAGAAAGTTATTGTAGAACTAATCAAGAAGTACTACCCAGACTTTAGACGTATCATTAATGAATTGCAGAAGTATTCTATTGGTGGTATTATTGATTCAGGTATTCTAGCTACATTCTCTGATCAATCACTAAAACAGCTTATAGAGTTTCTCAAGAACAGAGACTTCTCGTCATGTAGAAAATGGGTAGCTGATAATGATATTGATGAAGCTGAGCTCTATAGAAAGCTATATGATACTGCTAATGAATATTGTTCTGTAGAATCTGTTCCCCATCTAGTTCTAATTATAGCTAAGTATCAGTATCAGTCTGCTTTTGCAGCTGATAAGCAGATTAACTTACTTGCTTGCTTAGTAGAATTAACAGCTGAACTAGAATTCAAATGAACATATTAAAAAACCTATTCAAGAAGACTTGTTTTTTATGTACTAAGAAGTTTAAGGGTAGAAAAGCAGATCAGATACATGTTAAGACTGAGGAAGGTATTCTGAAAGTCCATATATGTAAAAAATGTGCTGATGATCTTGAATTAATGAAGATAAAGGATTTTAAGTGACACCTTTTGATTTCTCCAAAAGTATTATGATTACTAAAGAGTATTTGCTTGATGATCAGTATAAGGAAAAGGAGTATGTTCCTTATATTGTTAATCAAGCTCTTTCTTATTTTCCTGATACCATTCTTTATTCTAATCAGATGAATATCAATAACCATATTGACAATAAACTACAGTATGATTACCTGTATAGTTCTATTACTAAGAGAAATAGATATAGCAAATGGCTCAAGAAGCATTCTTCTGAAGATGTAGAGTGCGTTATGAGATTCTATAAATATTCCAGACACAAAGCTGAAGAAGCTTTAAAATGTCTTAGTAAAGAACAACTCGATACAATAAAAATAAAAATAAATGAAGGTGGTGTCAAATGATTTATCAGAAGGAAATATTAGATTCCCTCGTGTGGGTAAAATTGAATGATAACGGTAATCAAAACGATTTTCTTAAAGTACGAGAAACATTAACTCGAATTGGAGTAGCTTCTAAGAAAGAAAATATACTATATCAATCATGTCATATTCTACATAAACAAGGCGAATATGCTATAGTTCATTTTAAAGAGTTATTTGCTTTAGATGGTAAACAAACCGATTTTACAGAAGAAGATAAAGCTAGAAGAAATACCATTTGTAGTTTATT